TACTACGTGGTCGCCACGTGGGAGGAACAGTGAGCGTCGACACGAGGGACAAGCGTTTCTCCATGTTGGCGTTGGCGACGATGCCCCCCGGCCGACCGCTGCCCAACCCCGATGGCACCTTCAATGGAGGCAGATCGCATCCACCTGCTGTATCTCTACCGGGGCATCCTGCCATCAGGCGCCGTGGAAGAAGAGGCGATGGTCCCCCGGTATCGGTGGACCAGGTAAGGAGACGAAGATCATGCCCATGCACAAGGACCACAAGGGCGGCAAGATGCCCAAGGACATGGAGAAGATGATGAAGGGCGGCAAGAAGGGCAAGAAGGGCAAGTAAAGATGCCCCTGAACAAGAAGGGCTCCAAGATCAAGCGGGCGATGGAGGAGCAGTACGGCAAGAAGAAGGGCTCGCAGGTCTTCTATGCCAGCGAGAACGTCGGCAAGATCAAAGGAGTGAAAAGGAAGGGCAAGTGACGGTAACGGTCAAGATCGTGGATCGAGAGCCAGGCTTTGCCCGGTACTTCGTCTACGACGAGCACGGCATCGAGATTCGCCAGGTCCATCGCGACGTGACGAAGGAGCTGGCCCGCGCCGTGCGCCAGCACCGTTCTCTTACCCAGGTCCTCGAAGAGGAAGAGGGTGCCTAGCCGTGTCACGATCCGGCAAGAGGCCCTCCGCCTACTCGGCGGATGGGTTGGCGTGGCCAACAGCGTGGCTGCGGGCGCCGTCACCGATACAGACCTTCAGAACAGCCGCCATCCTTCCGAGACCCACCGCGACGCCTACATCTACCGCCCAGACGTAGCCGCGGCGGACCAAGTCCGCACGGTCTCGGGGTTCACCAACACGACCGGCGCCTTAGCTCACGGCGGGGCCAACTACTCGGACACGGCGGACCTGGACTACGAACTGCACTATAACCTGCATCCCGACGAGCTGAACCGCTGCATCGATCGGGCGCTGCGCAGGATCAGGCGGCGCCTCAACTACCCCCTGTCTCTGCTCGCGGACTCGGACATGGAGGCCTCGGGGACCACGAGTTGGACGGCTGTGACTGCTACGCTGGCCAAGAGCACCGCTGGCAACACTTACCGAGGCGCACAATCCATGACGGTTACTGCGACATCGGCGGGCGGGTATGGGTACCAGACGATCAGTGTTCACGAAGGGCATGGTTACTCCGTTCAGGGGGTGGTGCTGGCCTCCGGCGGGACGAGCACGGCCCGTCTGCGCATATGGGATGCGACGAATGGCGCGGAGATTTCTGCCGTGGACAGCACGCAAAGGAGAAACCAGTTCGTGCGCTCGGACTTCGTCGCTCCATCAGGCTGTGTGCAGGTGCAGGTTCGCCTCATGGCCGTGGGGAACGGCGACGTGAGCCTGTGGGATGATGTCATCATGCTGGAGGACGGCCGGACGCGCTATCCGTTGCCCACGTGGATCAGCCACAAGGCGCAGATCGAAGAAGTGATGGAAGTTACAGAGCGAGGGACGAGCTACGCCACGAACCGCGAGATGCCCGACGCCCCCGATCAAGACGTGTGGGCCTGGTGGGACGTGAGCGGTGACGAGGCTGGCCTGAGCCTGTCTACGCAGCTCTCCGGCCTGTTTCTGCTGCTTGACCCACCGACGCGTCAGAACTGGCGGACCCCATGGGTCAAGGCGTTCCGCGCTGGGGAGGCGCTGAGCGCTGACACCAGCGTCACCTGGGCCGACCTGGATTGGGTAGTGGCCGGCACCCTGCGGTATGCGCTGCCGATCATCGCCAACCAGGCGCCGCCGGAAGAGAAGGCCGAGTACACCCGCCAGGCCAACGAATGGAAGAGGACCTGGACGAGCATGTGCGCCAGGTTCCAGCCGCGCGCCAGGCGACGCATGCTCCCCGGGCGCCTGGACTAAGCGAAATGGTCCGCATCGTGCCGGCTGACCGGCCACCGCCGGCCTCCTACGCGGGCATCGAGGTGGTCGTGGAGCAGGAGGAGGAGAGGGAGGGCCTCCTGCTCGTCAGCGTCTACTGCCCCCAGCTAGAGCGGCGAGACCAGTTGAGCTTCTCGTGGGGCCCTCGGCGCAAGGCCCAGCAGCGGCCCACAGACCAAGAGGTCGAGGACTACATCCAAGAAGAGTACATCCCCAGTTTGGGGTGGGTGACACGGGCTGGGATGAAGGGGAAACGGCTCCGTGCCCGATCCTAGGCCCTGGGATGTCCTGCTCGTCAACGGGGCTACCCGCATACCGATCACCCTGGCGACGGACACAGGAGGCCGCTTGGCCTACCAGGTGGACGACGAGACCCAGGGGGAGAAGGAACGCCTGCTCTGGGAACAGGGAGAGTTCACGGGCGGGCTCGGGCAGCAGTTCGTGCGGGATCCCACGCGGTATCTCATGGCGAACAACGTCGATGCCGCGCGCGACCAGGGGTTCCGGCTGTCCCCGTTGATCACCTACACCGATCAGGGGGCCAGCCCCTACACCGTGCGCGCGGGGACGCCGGAGATTCGCAGCGGCGAGTGCCGGCCAATAGCGTTCGACGAAGACACCGTCATCAGCGTCAGCTCTGGGGACGCCAGTGTGCAGGTTGGGGCCCGGATCAGGGTCGAGGTCGGGACAGGACATGGCATCGTCCTGCGACTCAGTGATGCTTCCAACTACTGGTCGGTCAGGCTGAACCAGGCCTCCAGCGGGTCAGCCAATGCCCTGCAGTTGGAGAAACTTGTCGCCGGGTCCCCCACCGTGGTAGCAACGGCCAACATCACCGTGACGGCAGGGACGACGTATTTGCTCCAGGCCACGTGCAGCGGCGACGTCTTCAACGTCTACGTCGACGGGACGTTGAGGATCGGGCCAACGACGGATGCGTTCAACAACACCGCCACGCATCATGGCCTTCGTTTTAATATCCAGACCGGGACGATGCCGGGTGTTGGTGACTGGTGGGTCGAGGGCTTCCTGTACGACGGTTTCGACGGCAGCGCCAACGGCACGGCGTTAACGAGCCACAGGCCGACGTTCAACGGCGGCATGGTCAACATGCGGGTGTTCGGTGGCAGCCTGTACCTCTGCGATGGCCTGAGCGTGTATCGTTTCAGCGCCGCCACAGGGAATTGGCTCCACCGCTTCATAGGAACACGCCCAACCGAAACACTAAAGACCCTTTTTGACATGGCGGTGTACGGAGCCAACCTGTACGTCTCCAGGGGAAGCAGTAGTTATTGGTACAGCGCAGATGGTGACACGTGGACCGAAAGCACGTTCGCCCTATCGTGGTGGCCCTACGCTTTCACTATGCTGAGAGACACTTTCTTCGGTGTGTCTGCGGAGAATCAAATGCGTAGCTCCACAACCCCTACGAATGGCGGCTCCTGGTCATCCGTTATTGCGTCTCTGGGGGACTCTTCAGTCGATACCAACGATGCGGAGACATGGGCCGATTTGGTCGTTGTGGGCAAAGATGACGGAGTGTGGACGACGGACATCACCGGGCTGATCTATCATATGACGCCGGCCTTGCGGACCCAGGCCAACGATGCCAACGCGCGGGGGCTGCTGGCCGGCTTCGATGGGTCGCTGCTGGTGCCGCTGGCACACCGCGGGCTCTGGCAGTTAGACCTTGACGGCCAGTACGAGGACATCAGCCTGCGTCGCGTTGCTCCGTCTCTGATGACGGGGGTAGGCGCCCTGAATAGTTTGCAGGCAAACTTTGGCGATGTCCGGCTCGTCGAAGATGCCCAATGGCTCTACGCGGCGATGAGCGGCTATGTGCTGCGCGGCCGGAAGGCTGGTCGAGGCTGGGTCTGGCAAGGTTTCTTGACCCTCTTCGACCCCAGTTCTCTAGGGGCTGATGACGTGGACGTAGTTCAGCCCTTCGTGACTACCGTGCCCTACCTCGACGCCCCCCTCCTCTGGTTCCAAGAACCCAACTCCAGCATGGGTTCCGGCAAGTCCTACCGCATTGGGTGGGTGGTACTGGGGACTGAGAATCGCTTCGCCGCCCCCAGCGCCGCCACCCAGCAGCACTCGATGATCACCTCCGGCTGGGACGGCGGCCCCGGCCGGCGGCACCTGGGCAAGGGCCTCCACCGGGTGGGCGTCTTCGCGCGCAACCTGGCTGCCGCACGGCCTCTGCGCGTGGACTACGCCACGGATGTCTACAACGGCGTGCCCTCCTCATGGACGCAGTGCCAGAATTCCAGCGGCAGCGCCACCACGATCACGGCGGACGGCTACAGCGAGGTCTATTTCGCTGCCAACACCAGCGGTCGCAACGTCTTCCTGCGGTTCACCTTCGTGAACAACACATCGGCTCTGACCCCCGAAGTCCTGTGGTTCACGCTCTACGGGCGCGTCCAGCAGGACGAACGGCGCCAGTGGGTCATGACGGCTCGGCTCAGTCGCGGCGCTCGGGGAGGGCGCCAGAGCGGGGGGATGGCTGACCCTGGTGGCATCCTGTCGAATCTCAGGACCGCGCGCAACACCGCGACACCGTCAACGCTGACGGACCTTGACGGCACCACGACCTACCGGGTCGATGTCGTCAGCGTCAGGGTGCTCTCGACGGCGGAGAGCACGAGGTTATCAGCCAGCGGCCAGGACCGCTTCGTCCAGATCGTGTGCGCTGAGGCGGTGGCCAACTAGATGCCGGCGTTGCCAAGGCCCGCCCGGTTCACCAGGTTGGGTCAGCTCCCGCTGACCTACTACCTCAACGAGATCGTGAGCAGGTTGAGGGCGGCGGCCTTCACGGCCGGATCGATCGTGTTCATGGACTCGTCGGGGAACACGAGCGAAGACAACGCGAACCTGTTCTGGGACGACACCAACAACCGCTTGGGGGTGCGTACCGCCACACCAGCGGCGTCCACGGCCATCGACATCGGAGGTACGACGGGGGCGTTGCTCCTGCCGCGGCTGACGACGGGTGAGCGGGACGCGCTGACCCCGGCGAACGGCATGATCATCTACAACACGACCACGGCCGCTATCGAGGGCTACGAGGCCGGCGCCTGGGTGAACCTGTGACCGAGCTGCTGACGGCGGTGATCCTCGGGCTCCTGGGGGGCCTGGGCATCGGCGGCAAGCTCGTGCTCGATGCCATCCTGTCTGAGCGACGCCAATTCGTCGAGACGCTGCAGCAGATGTTGACCGAGGAGCGAGCCGAGCGGGTGGCGACGCGGGCGGCCGCCGAAGTGGAACGGGACCGTCACATGGCCATCCTCGACGCCCACACGGCCGAGTCAAAGGGCCTCTACCACATGCTGTCGCTGGATCGCGAGCGGGCGCACGAAAGCCGTGACGGCATGCGGCGAGCGCTGGAGGAATTGACCGTCGTGGTGCGGGCGATCAACGGGCAGCCATCGTGACGTGCTGGAGCGCCTTCGTCATTGGCGCGCTAGCCGGCAGCCTCGGAGCTGTGCTGGTGATCGGGCTGGTGCTGCTCGGCGTTGCCTGGGCGCTTAGCCGTGGGGACTGATGAACGACTCAGCGCGGCGGGCGGGCACGCGGCTGGGGTACTACCTGCTGCGAGCTCCAGCGCTGGTTGGACCGGCTGAGGCTGCCGAGGGGTTGACGCGGGCGGAGGCGGAGACGCTGCTGAACCGTGAACTTGAGGCGGGCGAGACGCCGCACCTGCTGGTCGTGTACGGGCGCCGCGTCACGGTGCGGCTGCGGGCTATAATCGAGGAGGTGCCATGACACCGGAACGAGTACGAGAGGCAGTCGGGGCACTGATGGCGCTGGCCTCGACGGCTGCCGTCGTCTACCTGGCCGTGCTGGCGAGCAGCGAGCCCGCGTTGGGGGCTCTCGTAGCGATCAGCGCCGCCAGCGTCGGCTACTATCTGCGGGGCCGCGTCCAAGCACCAGATCAGAAACGTTCTGAGCCGCCACAAGGACCTCTTTGATGAGTAGGAAGCCAGTGGGGCTCGACGCCAACAAGACCAGCCTCTCGGGCATAACGTTCACGTCCGGGAGCGGAGGACTTATCTGTACGGACCACCGCCGGGTCGGCTGCGAGCACACATGGGGCTGCCCCAACTGTGGCTCTGGGCAGACGACCATACCTGACCCGTGCTGGGACAAGGAGGCGCGGCCATGGTCATCGTAGTGCATCGGAGCGGCCCGTTCACGACCGTCGACTGCACCTGCCCGTGCCACCGCCCGGAGAGGCCCATGCCGTCCATCTGGCGGTCATCGGGCACGGCGGCTTGCCCTCACTGCCTCCCGCTGCCGGTGGGCACGGGTGGCCTTCCTCGTCTGACGATCTGGTAGAATAGCAGCAATCGCCCCTGGCTGGACCAAGCAGCAGCAGGGGCGGAGTGGGACAGCAGGTACGCTGTCCGGCGCCCCACCTTTCGCATGGGTGAGGCGCTTTGCCTTTGTGGTAAACTCTGCCTGCCTCAGCCAAGGGCTCGTGACTGGACCGGAGTGCGGGGCAATGCCCGTTGGCTCCGGTCCAGTTGTTTTTCTCTGCATCTATCTATGGTATTCTGACGTGGGCACTGGCTCCACGCGAACCCAGCCGGGCGATGAGTGGAGCGCGGGGGCCGGTGGCCCGAGACAACTACCGATGTGTTGGAGTCCCCGCCTTTCCGGGCGAGCAGGTCGATGGGGGCTGCCAAAGTGGGCCTGGCCGGATAACCCAGGCAGCATGCGGCAGGAGTCGCCCGCCTGACTCTTCAGGTGCGTTCGTCCAGTGGCCCAGGACACCTCCCTGTCAAGGAGGAGATCGCCGGTTCGAGTCCGGTACGCACCGCCACCAGTGCTCCGGTGCCCGCAACACAACCCCCGCCACCGGCCCCTTGCGAAGCGATGGCGCTTTGTGTTACTGTGTTGCCGTGGGTGCGAGCAGGGCAACCCCTACGCCAGCCGCTCGGCAAGCGGCGGAAGCCCCTGTGGCCCCATCTCTGGAGGAGGAGAGGCAAGGGCGTGCCCCCTCTCCTCCCCAGTGCCCCGTCTGCCACGTGCCGTTGCCGCGCCGCAAGCGGGTGCATGGATCGCCGCAGGTTTACTGCGGCGCGCCTCATCGGCGCGAGTGGCACCGCCGCCTAGCACGCGCCGCTGCGGCGTTTGTCGAGATCCTCGCGGGAGAGTAGAAGGCATGACGAGTGAGTCTGACATCTGCTCCCGGTGCTGGCGTCGGGTAGCTGGTCGGCAGCCGCCGGAGCAGTTCATCTTTCTGACCGTCGGCCGTCGCCGGCACGCAGTACTGTCACTCCTCTCGTCCGTCGCGGACGACACGATTGTGTGGACGATCTGCGGCCTGTATCGGCGAGCATCATACTGGCGCGCCGAGATGATGGTGTCGGGCCCGGCTTCGCAGCGCAGTTCTCGTAGGAGGAGGACATGGAAGAATTAATCCAGGCGCATTATCTCGCGGGGGTGGGCATGGTGCAGTGGGTGCCGTTCCTGGCAGCCCTGGCAGCCATCAGCGGCTTTGCTGCGGCGGCGGCCATCTGGGCCCACCACTCCGTCTCGTCTGATGGCAGTTTCTTGATCGTGGGCTGCGTGTTCATTGCGCTCGCCATCGGGTTGGCGGCCTGGGCGTTGAACAACTCGATCGAGGGCAACCTGCGGCAGCAGGCACCGGCGATCTACGCTGAGCAAGCTATCCAGAAGGCCGACGGCGCGCGCATGAAGGCGGTGTGGCCATGAACGCCGATGACGTAGCGCGCATCCTGGCAGGTGCGGACCTGGAGGGAGGGTCGGCTCCGGGGCAGCTCTGCACGTCCTGCCACGTGCCGATGCAGGCGACGACCGGCAAGCGGGTCTACCTCTACTGCCCGCACTGCGGTTGTAGCCCGGAGCGTGGCGTCATGGCGGGGATCGCCTGCGACTGCCCGCCGCATCCGGTCGAGGGGGTGGTCTGCTCATGAGCGATCAGCTTCAGGCCAGCACAGAGGAACTGGCAAAGGCGAGCATCAAACGGCTGCAGGAACGCGTAGACGACTTGGAGTTACGGCACGCGGAGCTGTATGACCGAGTATTACTCCTAGAGCAAGGAAGGCTGCCATGAGCAAGTGGCGCAAGCGCCCGGTAGAGGTGGAGGCGCTCCAGTGGTTAGGTACGAATCGGCACGAGGTGCTGGAGTTCATTGGACCGGGTGGACAATGGGATCCTGACGAGGGGCTGATAATTGGGACCCGTGAGGGAATGATGCTAGCCGATGAGGGTGACTGGATTATTCGGGGTATCATGGGTGAGCATTACCCCTGCAAGCCCGACATCTTCGCGGCCACCTATGAGGCGGTGGACGGGTGAAGGTGCAATCATGAGGCCTGTTCATCCAGATAGGCGCCTCGTGGGCATGGCTCGAATAATCCACGTGGGTTCACAGTCGCAATCCCGCTGGGATGAGCGTTTCTTCGAGTACGCTCATTTCCGCTCCTGGGAGTCCGGCGTTGAGGATGAGATTCTGCGGCGCAATCCCAACGCGTGGATACAACACAGAGCGAACGTGGGATCGAGCCCCAACGACCTCACCACCTGTCGGCCGCAGGACGTGGATGCGCTGGCCTACGAGTGGGGCAAGGAGCAGGGCCGGATGTGGCTCGCGGTGCGCAGCGATGGCCGCTCGGTCCATGACCGAAGCCGTCACGCGGTGCTGGCCAACGAAGTCAATATCGAGGGGGTCTTTTCTCCGTGGGGCTACCGTGGCGGCGGGCTCTGGACGGACGACGAGCACCAAGCCATCGCCTTCATGTTCGCGCACTCGCGCGTATTCGCCGCCCTGGGATTCAACGAGGTCGTGCTGAGTGCGATGGATTGGATCGACGCATTGAGCCCCAACGGCTACATCGCCGACGGTCTCGGCCCACATGGCTCCTGGCGCCCCGAGCTGAGCATCTGGCATGCGTTCGGTCAGCCGGACCTGCGGCGCAAGATCGAGGAGCTGAACGCCGGCCCCGTGAAGCGCCTCGGCACGGCGCTCCACACTTACGGCGAGCCGATCCGGCCGGGCAATCCGGCCTACCTGGACACGGCGGTACGGCTGCTCTGCCCGCCCGAGTTGCAGCGCGAAGGCGGCGCTTACGGTGGGAGCCGGATTGAGCATGCGCTCCAGGCTATGAGCCAGTACGGCTTGCTGGAGTTGCTGCCGGTGATGGTAGGCGAATGGAACCGCCAGGTCGTGCAGGTGGCGGGGCCAGAGGCCATCGTCCAGGTGCCGCCAGATTGGCCAAGCTACGTCGCCCTAGTCAAGCGATATGCGCCAAGCTGCCCATTCACTTCCACGCAGACCACCTTCAGCGACCGCGAGTTGGCGCGGTGGGAGTACGAGGCGCTGGTCCGCCGCACCATCGGACAGTTCCCCGAGGCAGACTGGGGGCCCTGGTTGCTGTTCGGGCACCTGTTCGAGGACGAGCGGTTTGGGGTGCTCCAGATGGCCAACGTGCCGCCGGTGCTGGAGCTGAAGCGGGTTGTAGTCGAAGTCGAGGAGGAGGAGACACCAATGCCAACCTTTATCGGAGCGATGGCCGTTCTGGCCGGCAAGCTGCGTGCTGCCGGCTATGTGGTCGAGGCGCTGAAGAACGAGACCGCTATTGGCGGCGGTCTGATCCGACAGGTGGCGACCATCAACGGCGAGCCTCGCGTCCTGGAGTACCAGGACGGCGCGGGTGACGCTTGGGTCGTCGCCCGATCCCCCATAGTCCCAAAAGGGTGAGCCGTCAGCCGTGGATCGTCGCGCTGAGCCCAAACCACAGCGGGCCGCGCGCTCAGGCGGCGGACGGGGTCGTGGTGCATTCGACCCGTGGCGGCGCGGCCTACGGCGTCGAGTTCGACGCGACCCTGCGCTGGTTCTCCAACCCGGCCAGCCAGGTGAGCGCGCACGTGGTGATCGGGCGCGATGGGCGGCGGGCTCAATGCGTCCCGGATGAGTGGATCGCCTGGCACGCGAAGGCATGGAACGCCACGCATCTAGGGGTCGAGCTGGAGCAGCCGACGGCGGACGACGACTACACTGACGCCCAGTATTACCTCCTGGCCGAGTGGATTCTGGGGATGCGGCAGCGGTATGGGTTTGGGTTGGATCGGGAGCACTCGCTGGTTGGGCACGAGGAGATCGACTCGGTCAAGAGCGATCCTGGAGAGTTCGATTGGGGTCGGCTGATGGGGTTGCTAAGGTCCCGCGCAGAGATGAGCGAGGCGGTCGCCGAGGTCAAGCGCCTGGAGGAGAGCAGGATGGCGCAGAGGCGTAGCTACCGTGACCAGCACCCCGACGGTTAGGAGGCGGTGGCATGACCCTGAAGAGCAGGGACCATTGATAATCGGAGAGGAGGCGCCGCCCAATGGATCAGGTGAGGCTGGCCCGCATCGCCATCGGGCACGAGAACTGTCCCACGTGCTCGGACGACCGGAGGTGGCTCATAGAGACCCTGCGCGAGGCGTGGGCCGCGAACGACACCCTGCGGCTGACGCACGAGAACGCGATGCCCCCGGTGTCAGTCGGTCAAGTGGAGGGGGCAATGACGAACGGACAGAAGTGGATCGCATGGCGCAGAGAAGACGCAGCATGGACGCGGCACCATCTGATCCGAACAGGTGATCGCCGGGCAGCCTGTGGCGCCCGACTGCCTCAGGAGTATCATCGTGAGCGGCGCGACTACGACCCACACGACCCGGGGCAGGGCCTCTGCTACCGCTGCCGGCGCTCTGCGGCGTACGCGGCTACGGCTGGGCCGGGAATCAATGTCGTGGTGGAGGTGATTCGATGAGCGGCTGGAACTACCCGCCCGGCGTATCGGGCAACGAGCCCGAGATCGCCGGGCCGCCGGACCACGACACCCGGTGTCCCCAGAGAGAGGACCGGTTGATCGGCTGCTGCGTGGACCAGTGCGGCGCCCTCCTGACGTGGCCCTGGCCCACCGGGGTCGGACCCAACAGCAGGACCTTCGGTGCCATCGTCTGCGCCGAACACGCCACGGACGAGCACTGCCCGCAGCTGGGCATCGCGCCCGTGCTGGTGCTGCCCGAGGCGGGGATATGCGAGCGGTGCGACGACCTGGCGGAGGGCGACCACATGCCGGCGGCGCTGCCATGAGCACCTCCTACTACAGATTACGCTCGCCGGTTACGTCGGTGCAGCTCGATGAAGGTCCGGGGCATGACCGGCTGAGGGTCTACGTCAACGGGGTGTATGTGGGCGAGCTGACCCTGGCGTTGGGCGAGGGGTGTGAGGTCGCCCGTCTACTGGCGGAGTCCGACCCCACCATGCACGTCTCCTACGGCGGCGATGCACGAGGCTGTGTCGTGCAGGAGTTCCAGGCCGACCTGCGCGAATGGGATACCCTCATCGACGAGTCCAGCAAGGTCGTCACGGTGCGCGATGTACGCGCATTTGCAGGGCAAGGCAAGGAGAGGAGGGGTAACGAGCGATGAGGACGCCGACAGGAGTACGGCGTCGCGGTGTCAGCAACCCTGTGCGGCGCGCTCTAGCCGAGATCGATCTCACGCAACGGGACGCCGCACGGCACGCAGCCATGACGGACGACGAGCTGCGTGAGGACCTGCGCGCCGCTGAGGCCATGATGCGTGGTGCCTTCGGGCAACGCGAGGGGGGCTACTACGGAGACCCGTCGCCGGCGTCCTGGCGAGCGGGAAAACTCCAGTTCGACGAAATGAAAATCCGCGACCTGAAGCGGTTCGCGGAAGGAGAGGTTGGCGTGGAACCAATCACGGACGCCACGGTCTGGCACCCCGACCGGATGCTGGAGCGCATCAAGGCAGGGGAGGCCGGTCGGCTCATCAAGTTCGAGCGTGACCTGACGGTAGAACAACGGCGCCTCCTGGCAGAGATCGCGGTCGAGTTGCACCTCGACCCCCTGTTCCGGGAGCTGACGATCTATCAGGGCCAGTTGTACGTAGAGATCGACGGGTGGCGCCGAGTGCGCGACCTGAGCGAGAACCCCGTCTTCGACGGCATGCGCAAAATCTGGACCGTCCCGGCTGCTGTTCTCTCGGCCTATGAAATCCAGCCCGGGGACGTGATCGTCGGCCTGGAAGGCTACGTGAAGGGCCGCAGGGTCCCCCACGAGGCGTACGGAGTCGTCCGGGCCGCTGAGAGACAACGCCAGGCGACACGGGCCGGCGGTACCTACGAGCCAGTGACGCAGAAGTACTTCACGGCCATGGCGCTCAAGCGCGCGGAGGTAACTCTCTACCGAGAGATGGGCTTCAGGGTCAGGGGCTTGGCCCCGAAACTCATGGACGACCTACCGCCGGAGGTATGGGACGCCGAGGGCCAGGTCGTAGACGAGGAGTTGCCCGGCGCTGCTGCTGCTCGCTGCGCCGTGTGCAACCTGCCGGTGGTAGCGCCGGAGGGTTGGGCAGGGGAGGTGCTCCACCATGACGACTGCCGGCCCGCAGCACAGCCGAGCGAAGAAAAGCCCGCCCAGGGCCAGCCCGAGGCGGCACCATTGCCGGCGTCTGATCCCGGCCCCCATGCCCCCGAGGCGTGGATGGCCGGCCTGCGGGCCGAGATCGCGCGGGCACCCGGCTCCGCCCTCTCCGGCCTAGCGACGCGCGTGCAGAATACACCCATGGCAGAGGACCAGCGGGCGGAGCTGGTAGCGCTCGGACGTCAGCGGCGGCAGGAACTGGAGTCCTCGCCGGCAGGGGCGCCAGTCAATCCCGGTCCGCCGGGGCCGGCGCCCGTCCCAGTCCACAGGGCGGCTGAAGTGCCGCCATCAAACAGCGTGATGCCCGAAGAGGTGGCTCAGCACTACGCCCAGCAGATCGCAGCGGCAACCGATGTTGATATCGTGCAGCTACAAGCAGCTATGGAGGGCGACCTGTTCCTCCGGCCCGCCGACCTGAAGGCGCTGAGGCTGAAGCTGGCTGAGCGCACGGCGGACCTGCGGCGCGCGGCAGCGGGAGCGATGCCATCATGAGCCTCCGGCGTGATCTCCTCCGGCAGATCACCGCGCCCGTGAAAGCACAGCTACCCGAGTGCCAGCGGTGCCTGGCCCTCCGGGTGCTGGACCTAAAGCGGCGTAGCGGGGACCCCACGCCCGGCAACTGGTGCAAGCTGCCGGGGAAGCGGCGCCTACATCTGATGCCGCTGGCTGGCGTTACGCCTACGTCCTCCTGTGGGATATGGGCCCGCCGGAGCTGGTTGGCGATCCAGTACCCCGAGGAGGTGCCATGACATGGACGACGTATTCATCGCAACCCTGTTATCCACGCTGCGGGAGCTAGCTCGGTCGCCGGGGCTGCAGGGCACCCAGGAGCGCCTGGAGCTGGAGCGTATGCTCGCGGCCTGCCTTCTGGAGGAGGCGCTTGTCGCGCTGCATCCCCTGGAGCGGGTAAGCGCGCTGGCTGTGACGGCGGTGGAGCTGGTGCGGGAGGCGAGGCTGCTGGTGGCACGGCTGTAACCCGTGGACCCGCCAGAGATCAGGCGCGAGGGGCCCGACTACATCGCCAGTTGGCCAGGGGCCATGTTCCGCTTCTCCCGGCTTCATGACTCGCGGGAGGACCTGGTCGCACTGCTCAACATCTCTCTGGATGGCTTCCCCGGCCGACCTGACGGGGAGCTGTATGAGGGCAAGATCGTACTCACAGGAAGCCGCTCGAAATCAGATGCTGTCAAGGCGTGCAAAGATCGCGTAGGCGAAACCGACTGGTACCCGCTACTGGAGAAGGCATGTCGGACCGTGCGATTGGCGTTCGAGGAAGGAGCACCACCGACACTGCTCCAACCCAGGAAACCGAGCGAGTCTCCTGGGTACATGATGACTCCCCTGATACGCGAGAAGGATCACACCATGTGGTACGCCCGCGGCGGCTCTGGCAAGAGTCTCCTCGCGTTGGCCACCTGCGTAGCGGTAACTACCGGGGTTGAGCACTTGGGACTGCCAACGCTCACCAGTGGCGGGGCCGCGCTGTACCTCGATTTCGAGGACGAGAACGACATCCACGAGGAGCGCCTGGAGCTAATCTGTTCGGGACACCAGCATGAGCCGGCGCGCGTGATCCACAAGGCGGCCGATGCCCCTCTCACGAGTATTGCTGATTCCGTCGCCCGCTTAGCGTCGAAGGAAGACATCCGGTTCCTGGTCGTAGACTCGGCCGCCCTCGCCTGCGGGGGCGACCCCGAGAAGGCAGACACGGCTACGGCGTACTACAGGGCTCTACGCACGACAGGGATACCTACCACCCTCACCCTGGCCCACCATGCCAAGAAGGACGACGAATGGCCATTCGGGTCGATCTTCTGGTGGAATACCATGCGTAGCCTCTGGTTCCTGAAGGCCGGAGAGAGAGAGGACGAATCTATCATTGATCTGGGCATCATTCACCGGAAGGTTAACCGGGGGAAGCTCCAGAGGACCTTTGGCCTGCGCGTCCAATTCGATGAGGAGTCCGTCCGCATCGGCTATCACGACCCCGGCCGAATCTACGAGATGAGAAAGCACCTGACCCATAGAGACGCTTTGATTGCCTGCCTCAGGGATGCCCCTGGGGCTCGCCTCAGCAGGTTGGCTGCCCAGGAGGCATCTAAGCTGAACGCTGCCCAGATCAGAAACGTTCTAAGCCGCCACAAGGACCTCTTTGGCACCGAGCCCGGCCGTGAGGAGGGCGATGTTTGGCTCGTGCCTTCCTGGGCCAGAGATGGGTAGGCGTTGCAAGTTGCAACGCCTGCGACGTTGCTGCGACGGGCGTCGCAAACAGGCGTTGCAACGCGCCCCCCTTTATAGGGGCGTGCGACGCTAAGGAGGTATGGGTAGGGAACGGGCATGGGTGATACGCCGATGGACCTTAGGGAGTGTGCCGCGATATTGGTACAACGTGGCTGGTGCCCCATGCCCTTGACCCTGGACCTGGCCGGCTTCCCGAAGCGCCCCATCGTGGCGAACTGGACTCACCTGGTAGCGACGGAAGAGGCCGTTGCGGCGTTACCGTGGGAGGGAGCCTCCGGCCTGGGCATTGTACTGGGACACACCAGCGGCGGCCTAGCCGCTATCGATATCGACGACGTGGGCCTCGGCGGCAAAGTGCTGTCGGCGCTAGGGAGGGATGGCCCGCGATCTGTCCGCACGATCCGCAAGCGGTGCCACGTCTACGTCCAGGAGGTGGCGCAGCTCTCGCCGTCGCGGGCCTTCACGATTCAATGGGAGGGCCGGACGGTCCAGGTCGAGCTGAAGGCCGAGGGCACGCAGGTAGCGGCGCCACCGACGCCAGGCTACGAGCTGGTGGGCCGTGGCCCGCCCTATCCATCGCCCTCACTGGCCCTGGCCTGGAAGTGGCTCTGCGACAAAGTGGGGATCAAGGATGAGAGCAGCGTTGCATCGGCCGGCTTCCCGTCCCCATGGCGTCCGGAGGTGCCCATCGAGGAGCGGAACAAGAGCGCCTACGTCGAGGCCCACATGCTCCGGCAGGCCCAGATGCCGCTCGACATGGCCTTACGGTACATGGCGCTGCGCTGGGAGCGAGACTACGCCCAGGGTGCCCAGGACTGGCGCGAGGTGGAGCGGACGATTCGGTCGGCCTACCGTAAGGGCCTGGGGCCCGGGGCGTTCTGATGGCTGAGTCGTATCCGATGCGCCAGGCTTGCCCTGCCTGTGGCGGCTGGGAGGGCCGAATTGAGCCGAAGGCTGGGCAGCAATGTGTCTATTGCGGGGCCTGCGGCCGATGGGTCTACAACGCACCGAAGGACGAGACGGACGCGGCGAGGGCTGCGCGGCGGCGCCATCTGGATAGGATGCGGTTCTACAAGCTGTCTGCGGCCTTCGTCAGCGGCTGGGTCCCGCCCGAGCAGCGTGAGCCATGGCGCTGCGGCATCTGTGGCGGCAGCGTGTACTGGGAGCGCCTGCCGCCGTGGCCAGCAGAGCGGGTGTGTCAGCGCTGCCACGGAAAACCGGGAGAGGAGAAGCGAGCATGACTGAGGCGGAGCTGCTGGCGGCCATCCTGGAGTTAGCGGCCGCGCGAGGCTGGCGGACCATGCACCAGCGTCCTGCGATGACCGAGCGGGGATGGCGTACCGCCGTGCAGGGCGATGGTGTCGGTTTCCCCGATCTGGTGCTGGCTGGGCGCCAACGCGTCGAGTTCTGGGAACTGAAGGGCAACCGCGGCCGGCTGACGCTGGAGCAGGAGTGGTGGCGGGATGCGCTGAGCGGGAATGTGGGCTATACGTGGAGATGCGTCAGACCGGACGACTGGACCTCGGGCCGCGTCGAGGAGTGGCTGGCGTGATGACTCGACACGATGCTGCCGTTCTCCTGGGGCGCCTCGGCGGGCTGAAGGGCGGTCCGGCCAGGGCGGCGGCGCTCGCCCCGATGGAACGGAGCGAGATCGCCCAACGTGGGGGCAACGCGAGATGGGGAAAGGCTGACCTGGACGTGGATGACGTTTGCGGCGATATCGTCGAGCACCTCTCAGAATCTAAGGGGGTATCTATGACGGAGTTGCTGGCGGTAACGAGCCGGAAGCGCCGAGTGCTCGCATATCATCTGCGTGCACACTTGCTGCCTGATGTCGTCCGGGTGGTAGACGGCAGCTATTGGCTCGTGTGGTGAGCGTGCGTGGTCCGGCAGCGGTGGTGCTGGACGTGTTCGAGGGGTGGCTGGCGTGATCACGAAGCTGTCGATGGTCATCCTCGGTGGCCACCGGCTGCGGGGCCCGTCGCGCCGCGCCGATGTCTGCGCTCGCCGCCGCAAGATCGCGCGGTGGCTGTATTTCGAGCGGCAGTGGACGCAGGAGCGGATCGGGCGGCTCTTCGGCCGCGACCGGAGCACCGTGGCGCGGTGGCTCTGGCATGAGGGGTGGCTGGCGTGCTCGTGAGCCATGACTTGCCCGGCGGCGTGATCTACGAGGGGCACGTCCTGGACGCGCTGGCGCAGATGCCGGACGAGTCGGTTCACTGCGTGGTGACGAGCCCGCCGTACTGGGGGCTTCGTGATTATGGGATCGAGGCGCAGGTCTGGGGCGGGGAGCCGGTATGCGCGCACGAATGGAGTGAGGAGCGGGAGGTTCAGGCGAAGGACCATGAGGGATGGGTCTGGTCTGATGGCGGCGCCCACGGCGGGCGGCAAAGCCACTCATGGAACGTGGGCATCGGGACTGCTTGCTCCCGCTGCAGTGCATGGCGCGGCTCGCTCGGCCTGGAACCTACGATTGAGCTGTATGTCGAGCACATCGTCGAGGTCTTCCGCCAAGTGCGTCGCGTGCTGCGCAAGGATGGGACTCTGTGGCTGAACAAGGGCGACTGCTACGCGGCTGGGAAGTCTGGGCGTGACGACAACGATGCTGTGAGTCGTGCAAAGTTTGATGCTTATGGCCATGGTGGTGGCATCAAGCCCCAGGCAGCCGGGAATACAGGGGTCGCCCGCAAGCCACCCAGTGGCCTCAAGCCCAAGGACCTGGTGGGCATGCCATGGCGGGTGGCCTTCGCGCTCCAGGCCGATGGCTGGTACCTGCGCTCGGACATCATTTGGTGCAAGCCGGCGCCTATGCCGGAGTCGGTAAGAGATCGCCCAACAAAGGCGCACGAGTACTTATTTCTGCTCAGCAAGAGCGAGCGCTACCACTACGACGCGGAAGCGATCCGGGAGCCGTTTAAAGGGGCGAACAAGCGCTCTGTCTGGACCATTCCTACCGAGCCCTTCCCGAGCGCGCACTTCGCAACTTTCCCTCAGGTCCTCGTCGAGCCGTGTGTCCTGGCCGGCACCAGCGAGCGGGGCTGCTGCCCGAGCTGCGGTGCGCCGTGGGTGCGGGTAGTGGAGAGGGAGCATCGGGGAGACCGGGGCAGGCATGTGCCGACCTATGAGGCTGTTGGCGTACTCAACAGACGCATGCATCCCGGCAGCCACCCGACAGCGTGGAGCGAGACCACCGGCTGGCGCCCATCCTGCCGCTGTGATGCGGGCGAGCCGGTTCTGTGTGTTGTCCTCGACCCCTTCCTGGGCAGTGGTACAACGGCCTACGTTGCCCACCGGCTCGGCCGACGCTATGTAGGCATAGAGATCAAGGCCGACTACGTGGAGATGGCGAAGAAGCGCCTGGAGGCGCTGCCTGTTGGCACGCTCCTGTGATACTCCTTGCGGATGATCCGGGCGATGTGGGGCAGGTCATCGGGGCACCACCTGCTGCGGGGCACGCTTTCGGGCGAGTTGCTCAACCTCGGCCCGGCTCACGAGCACCCTGGCCGGCGTGCGCCAGCCCTGGAGCTCGCCGCGCGCGATCAGCTCGTGGACCCACGTGCGGGATCTCAGGCCCAGGATGACCTTGGCCACGCTCACCGTGACCAGGTCGCCGGGCGGTCCGCTCAGGACAGGCATGCCGGTCATCTACCCTCCCCTGACCAACAGCGCCATGAGCAGCACGCCGCCCAGGCCCACCAGGAGCGTGAACGTGTCCAGTGCCTTCATCTTCTCTCCTCCTTTCGAATGGGCGGGGTGATTACTCGCATCCCCCATGCTTGCCCCAGCAGCCGGCGCAGTACCGCCGCCGGCAGCCCGAGCAGGTATACTCAGATTGGGCCGGGCACCGCTCGCACGTCTCGGGCCGGGTATTCTCAACCATCGCCTCTCCCCTCTTAGCTCCTCTGGAACCACGCGCACCGCCGGCACCACAGCCGGCGGCCAGCTCGTGCATGGCGCCGCCGCATACCCGGCAGCGCGCCATCGTGGTCCACCCGGTGCTCACGAGAGTACCAGCCCGCAGCCGCAGACCTCCGGCAGCCCGTCGGGCGTGCCATCCGGCACGTAGTGCGTTCGGCCGTCAGGGCCTGACTGGGTGCGGCTCGCAATCTCCAGGTGGCTCACCGCCCAGGCGTAGCACGCGGCGCAGTCGTCATGCGCTAACTCGTCCCGCTGCTGTACCACTGGCTCTCTCCTCTCGGTCGGTCTTCCTACCGTGCCGACTGCCGGCCCGCTCGGGGCCGGTGTGTCGGAACGTTAGGCGAGCACCAGCCGGGGCCGTTGCGGCCAAGCTGTCTCTTCGGTCCAGTCCCATGGCGCGTCGTCGTAGCCCGGCAGGGCGCCGATCGCGGCGGCCACGAGCGCGTCGCAGAACCCGGGTGGCCAGTAGTAGTCGTCCAGATAGTCCAACTCGGCCATCACGCCACCTCCCCGCGAGTCTGCGTCCACCGGTCGCACCGACAGCAACGCCACCCGGCGCGCCGCGGCGTGACCACCGAATGCCAGCAACACGGCTGCCCGTTGATCCCCATCTCGCACATCCCCCTGTCTCCCTTGACGCGGCGCCTTCTCGCGCCTGCCGTCCCTCTGTTCACATGTCCACTATGACACAGCCCGTCCACCCTGTCAATAGAACATCGTAGAACACCAGATGAGGATTGCATGAGCGTTTCATGAGCGCGAACCCTTGCCCACGACCTTATGTCCCCATACGTGCTACCATATGCCCATGCCACGCTACATCTCCCCCGCAGAGCGCCTACGGCTGGCCCAGCGCCGCAGCCCCCTGGGGTGGACCTACTCGTGGACAGTGCGCCATCGTGCGGCCGCTAGGCGGCTCTGGCGTCACAATAGCCTGAAGTACCGGATGGGGTCCAGCCGCATGCTCGCGACGCCTCGGGTCGCGCTCCTGCTGGCCGTAATGCTCCCGAAATCCATTGTCTGCGCACGCTGCGGCGGTGGTCCCGGGGCCTGCTACTGCTACCGCGGCCGCTGGGCTGCTACCCCGTGGCCAGCCTGAGCCCCAGCTCTACATAAGTACTCTAGTGCGAACCAGACAGGCGTTCTGGCGCCCCCTTACCAGCCGTAACAGGCCGGGGGTAGGCCGGGGTAGGAGTCCCACGGGGCTCGCGCATTGGTGGCTCTCCGGATGCTATGTGGGTTGTGGGGGTAGGACTGGGATGTCTGGTGTAGGGGGTATGGGTTCACGGGGTAGGTCCGGGGGTGGCAGGGCTTTCGACCTGCGACGCGCGTTTCTGGTTCGGTGCGTTGTGGTGAGCTGGTCAGGGCTTGGTGCTGTACCCATGGGGCAGCAGCGAGTGCGGCTTCGTTTCCGTTGCATGCTGGCGGTGGTTCGGTCCGTGGTCCACCGTACGGCCGGCTGGTGTATCCCCTTCGAGCCGGTGCCCGCCCGAGCGAGGGGGATCAGGTCGGGTTCATGGGGTTCCCTGGGTTCATGGGATTACTTTTACTCTGGCGGTTTGCCGTTTGTCAAGGGGGGGATGTAGGATGGGGGGGTTGGATGGCATCGAGGTTAGATCGTCGGGGGTGGGAGGAGGAGGCGCACGCGTTATTTCGGGAGCGGGTGACGCCTGTGCGGTTTCGGGCGGTGGTGGATCGGCTATTGAAGTCGGCGGAGGAGGGGGAGCCGTGGGCGTGTCAGTTGGTTTTGGGGTATGTGATGGGGAAGCCGGTGGAGAGGCAGGAGCATGGTGTTGACGCTGCCTTCCTGGGCTTCCTCGCGGAGTTACGGGGGTACCGGGCCGAGCTGGGGGCTGCGCCGGTTCATCTGGTCGAAGGTCGGGTACGTGCCGTTACCGGGGGGGCAGGAGGCGTTTCACCGGAGCGAGGCGAGGGAGAGGTTGGTAGCGGGGGGTGAGGGGGCGGGGAAGTCGTTGATTGGGGCGATGGAGTTGGTGGCCCGGCTGTTTTGGGGGGAGCGGTTCTGGGTCATTGGGCCGGACTACTGGCATTGCCGGCAGGAGTTCGAGTACGTACACGAGGCGGCGAAGGTCCTGGGGGCCGTGCAGGCGGTGAGCATGCCGGTCGAGGGGCAGTGTCGGCTGACGCTGAAGGGTGGCGTCGTGGTCGAGACCATGAGCTCGCAGGACGAGCGGCGTCTGGCGATGCAGGGGGTTGATGGGGCCCTGATGGTGGAGGCGGCGCAGCAGACGCTGGAGGCGTACTACCGGGCGCGGGGGCGGGTGGCCAGGACGCGGGGGTGGTTGGTCATGACGGGGGTGTTCGAGGGGTCATTGGGCTGGTACCCCGAGATGTTCCAGGCGTGGCAGAGCCCGGATGCCGCGGGGCGGAGCTTCTCGCTCCCTACCTGGGAGAACAGCCACCTGTATCCGGGCGGGCGGGGGGACCCGGAGATCCTGAAGCTTGAAGGCAGCATGACGCGGGAGCGGTTCATGGAGCGTCATGCTGGCGAGCCG